AGAGCCATCAAAGTTAGCTTGACCAACATGGTCTGGTTTGTATTTAATATTAGGGAAAGAGTCTTGCATTTTTTCAAATACTTGGCGTTTCACCATCATATGACCAGTACCAATTTCTAACACCTCTAATGGTTCAGTTACTTGAAATTGTTGAGTGCCTTTTACAACATTAAAGACATACTCACCAACTAAGCCTTCTAATTCTTTTGGATCCAAATCGGGATTATTACGAGCCGCTTGTGCAACATTACCCCAATTAATTGATTTCTTTGGATAAGGACCACCAATAACATCTTTATCTAATGCCATGAGAGCAACAATGTCTTGTGGTTGATAATGAATATCTGAATCGATAAAAAGTAGGTGTGTAAAACCAGAGCGTAAGAATTCATCTACTAGGTAATTTCTTGCTCTTGTGATTAATGATTCATTGAATAGAAACGAAAACTTTGTTTCAATTCCATATTTTGACATTACATTTTGTAAATCTAAACATGCCTTAATATATAAACCATGAGCCATACCGCCATACATGGGCGTTGCTACAAATAGTTTATTCTTTTTTAATTCTTCAACTTTTACTTGAATTTCCATGATATGTCCATTTCATAATAAAAAAAAGGTGTGACACCTATATGTATCACACCTTTTCAGTTTTTCCTAAATTATTTTAGGCAAATGCTCTCTCACCTTGTAGGCGAATAGCTGCAATACCAGCTGCAACCATACGCTTCGTTGGCGCACCTAAACGATAAAATGAAACTTTATCACCGTTTGTGTTAGTGCGTGTATTCAAGTAAATAGCATGACCATCATTACGCAACTCATTAATTGTTGCTGATGGGTTTGCAACACCATAAACTGATTGCATTTTAGCAGCAGTTAAAGTATTGTAAGCGCTATCTTTTGAAAGATAAGCAAGGATTTTCGACTTCACAGAATTAGATTGTCTTTTTGACATCGTATTTTCTCCATAATATGAATCACTCATTATTAAAACCGGTTGAGAGGTGATCCTTCTCTCACTTCGAAATGATAGTATATCACTTAATTTAAACATTGTCAAGCCCTTTCAAGGTAAACATAATAAAAAAGACCTATCGTTGCCGACAGATCAAGTGCCGAACTACTACTATAATGATTCAGCTGCCGTATCGTCAGGACGGGAAGCCTCTTCAATTATTTCTGGTGGAGGTGCCATGATTTCTTCAATCGAAGCACCAGCATCAACTTTGGTATAAAGGTCAACAAAAGAAGTCTTGGTATCGTCATCAAATCTATTGAGACATAATCCAATTGCCTTCATTTTGTCATTGAATATACCAAAGGTTTCAATGATATGAACCAGCCTACGGGTCGAAACAACTTCGTCACAACCACCTTCTTCAAAGGTTTGGCGAATGACTGTAGCCCATGTTACAAGTTTTTCGGCAAAGTCATCGTCAGTCTTTCCAACTGATTCTAATTCTTTTTTGATAATCTTTTTCTCGGTGCCAACAGGCGGCCAATTTTGTTCGTAGGTGTTACGGAATCGCTCTAGGAACGCTTCATTTAAAACATTGGTAAACATATATCGACCATCGTCAGAGCCTTTACCCTTGGTATTGGCAGTAGCAAAGATAGTAAAACCAAAAGCAGGAGTCACTATTTCACCCTTCTTTTTAAGAAGGAATGGTTTGCCTTCGAGCACCCGTTGCAAACAGGATAAATTTTGAGCACCATAGTCAATCTCATCGATACATAAAACGGCACCTAAACGAGCAGCTGTGGTCACAGGACCATCTCGCCATTCCATTTCGCCATTCATTAATACATAGTTACCCAATAAATCAGATTCATCGGTCTCTGGTGTCATGGAGACAAGCACAAACTTTCTTTTAAGTTTGGCACAAGCCTGTTCGATTGACATCGTTTTACCATTACCAGAATGGCCAGTTACAAAAACTGGAAAGAATCGATTGGATTCTATGATTGAAGCTACATCATCAAAGTTACCAAAGGGCACATAATTCTTATAAGCCTTTGGAACTAAATCGGAGAGATCCAATTCGGTTGTCACATTGGCAATACGATTATTGCCTTCTTCTCTTTTCTTGAGTATTGGAACGATTACCGCCTGTAATTCAGGCATAGGTTCAGATTGATTATTTGATACGCCTATAGCGTTTGGAACACGATACAGACCTCGTCCAACACGATTGGATTCATCTTTGGTGAACCATTGAACATTTGACAGTCCAATAGCACCCATGATACTCTTAATTTCACTTTTGGTGACTTCTGGCTTACCTGTTGCCACTAGGGCATCGATAAACTTATCACGCAATTCGGCACGACTACTCATAATATAAAACTCCTTTTATCATTATTATACCACCATTATATCAGGTTTTTGTCTAAAAGTCAAGCGCTAAATGCTCTTATGAATCAATGACTTACAGGATTTATTTAATCCCTTTATAATCAATGACTTAAGCCGCAATGCCTTCAATGAATTTAGAGACGATAACACGATTGACCTGACGCTTTTTATTAAATTTCATAAAGGCATTTTTCAATTTATTGGTTGTTACTTTGCCTTCAATTTCAATCTCATCTATTTCAGTATTCAAATCTTTACCACCAAGGATGAAAAAGAATTTATTATAACCTGGATTATTTGAAACCAAAGCCTTATTAGTTTTTAATTCTTTTGCTAAGTCTTTAGCCTTATCCCAAGTTTGATATCTTTCATAACCTTCGTGAAGTGTTTTACCCTTTTCATCATAATATTGATTAAGTATTGATGATTGTAAATTTCTACCTGTACCTGGTGTAATAAAGAATCCAAATATTTTTGAATTTGTAGCCTTACGGAACCATTCCATGGTACCACGAATCATATAATCTCTATTCATTAATTCTGGATTAACCTTGTATTGAAATTTAATCTTTGAATCTAAAAAGATAACATTAGAATCGTATGTTGTAATTGATTCACCGCCATATTGTGTTGACTTATCTGTTGGAACAATAGGATTATAATAGCTAACTTGGTCAGCATCACCATCATGGACAATAACCAGGCTACTTAAATCAAGGTTATTAATCTTACGGAAATTCAACATCACATCTTTCATAGCACAAATAGCTTGTGTCAATGGTGTGTTAGATAATTGTTCTGAATCTGGTCTATAAAATTTTGTTCTTATATAGTTTTTACGGTCTTCATAACTTGATTTAAGTAATAGCATATTTTTTAGGCATCTTGAGAATTCGGCATTACTCATTTTTGAATTGAGATATTCACGGAGTGAAACTGCTCTCATTCTAATTTCGCCAGGATTGTCAGAAAACATTTGGCCATAATTATCATCATCATGGTCTCTAGTCCACATTGATAGTGAATCAGAGAATCCATACATCGTAAATGGAATATTTACCTTACGGCAAAACATCGCTAATATTACTATTTGTTCGATTGAACCGCCCATGTTTTGAGACATTGAACCAGAACAATCTAATAGTAGAATAAGGCCGTGTGACTTACCTTTTGGTACCATTGTTACTTTACGGAATATATTATCATCAAATTGATAGGTGGCTATTTTATTAATATCAATGTCACCTGTTTCAGATACTTTAATCTTGGCGAATGATTTAGCTGCCTTTTTCATTTCAAATTCTTTGGCAAGTAAGGATACATATTTTTCATTCTTACTTTTAAAATCACGGACTACTTTTTGAACATCAGCTTCATTGAATAATCCACCATTAATCTGGTCGGTCCAAGACTTCTCCATCAATTCATGGACTTTCTTATACGGTGTTATAACCTTATTTAAGTCTGCTTTTGGGAAATTAAGATAAACGAAGTTTTTACTTTTTTCATCCAAAAGCATAGATTCATTTTGACGGTATTTTTCATCCGTCTCACATCTCGGTTCAAATTGGTCTTCAATTGCTGGGCTAGATTCTTTATCACGATTAACATTAGGAGAAGTGTTTTCTTCTTCTTCATCTTCTTGCTCAGATTCATTTTCAGAGCTTGAACCTTTTCCTTTGTCATCTTCGCCTTCGCCTTCTTCATCGGCTTCACCTTCATTGGCAGAATCAGATTCTTCACCAGAATCGTCATCTTCATATTCTTGAATGTCTTCCATATCAAAATCTTCGATATCATTCATATCAAATTGCTCATCTTTTGAATAGGCATAGATTTCATTGGTAACTTTAACTACTTCGTCCCATGATTCTACATTTTTAACTTTTTCAATAAGTTTTTCTTCTTCACCTGTAAAAGCAATCTTTAAACTATATTGGCTTTTGGTATAGATATTTAATCGATTAATAAAACTCATTGTATTAATATCACGACCTTTAATACCAAAAAAGTCACGAACCATTAATTCGCCATAAGCTTTGGTGAATGATGATTTTAAACCTGGGTATTTTCTTTGAATTTTCTTTTCGATACGGGCATCTTCAACCACATTTAAGAATGATTTAAAACTCTTACCTTTGGTTTTATCCACAACGGCATCATGCCATCCTTCGGCAGGTGTATATAAAGCATGGCCAACTTCATGGCCTGTTAAAAGGTCATAAAGAACGCCTGTCATATCTTGCCAAATTGGAAGGTAAAGGACACGATTCTTTGGATCAAACTTTGCTGTTTGAATTTTTGAATGTTGAATCGTAAGATTTTCGGTTGCCATTAATTTGGCAAGCTGTGATTTTGATTCTATTGTATAATTGGACATCGTATATTTGTTTCTTAATTTTATGTAACCATCCTATCATACAAATGGTCAAAAGTCAAGCATTATTTTGGTTATTTTGGGGATTTGGTGCAAAAAAACAACACATTTGAATCTGTTGCAAAAAAACAACAGATTCTTGAATTTGGAGCGGTGTCGTGGTGTTAGACCACTCTATCTTACCGGGGAGGCAAGACTGTCTCGGACCCACCGCATTTATTAACTATCTAATGTAACCATTCTAACAGGACTTTCACTTAATGTCAAGCGCTTTATCCTTGTTTACCGACCAACTTGGCCTAGATACTTTTCTTTTGTTTCTTCCCATGACAGGGTAATTAAATCATCATAGAATAATGTTTCATGGGAAACCTTATCTTTCTTTTTAAGAATACTGATTCTTGGTTTGGCTAAATCTTTCTTCCATATATCAACTAATGATTCGATTGAAGTATCAAAGTTCTTTTTCATTCCTGTAGTATCTTCAGCTCTTAAAAACTCTACCGTTTTATCATACAATGGGCACCAATAAATGCCTCGAGCATGAGCTGTCTTAATCAATTCTTTAGGCACTTGTAATTTTGAATAGGTAAATTGTAGTGAACGATTCTTATGGTCTCGCTTATGTGGTTGACCGGATGGTTTCTTTGCAACATACCATTCGAAATATTTCTTGGTGTGATTCTTCATTAGCCATTGGCGAATCTTGTATCGTGTTGTTTTTTCTGGTTCAAAAGATACTGAACCTGCCGTGAAACCCATTTTCTGCCAATAAGGTAAACCATCATACTGTGATAGGCCATTTGGTTTTGCCTGGCCATATAATGATGTTGTTGTTACAGAGACAAGTTTATCTCCATATAATTTTTCCCATAATTCTTGTATTGGTGTAGCAAGGCATAATAATGCGAGTAACTTACCACCAACATAATTATAACCAAGTGGTTGTAATGGAACAATTGTTGAACCAATAGCAGTATGATTAATCATGGCGCCTTGAGTTTTAAGTTCTCGACTCCAACCAATATAGTTATCTCGTGGTGTTAAATCTAGGAAATCAGATGATATACAAATCACACCCAAATACTTTTTAGTAACCTTATCCTTTACAATGAAGTTTAAATTACGGCCAATGTTTGAATTGTTTTTCATTGTTGATGAAAATGTTCGAATACAATTCCATAATTCAGGTAACAACTTTTGTTTGTTCACATAGATAAGTTCTGGTTCAAGTTTAAGATAGTCTTCAATATTTTCTGGATTCCAAAGGTTAGCTTTAATTTCTGCAATAGCTCTTCTCTGTTCTTCATCAGCAATAACTTTCGTTTCACCTGCCCATAAATCAGTTACAGTTTCAAATGGGTATCGGTCTTGCACTTCACACCATTTTTGATAGAGTGTATATTCTTTGACATCCATTTTAGAGACATAGCTAAGGTCCTTAATTGTTTGAGCTTTAAGCTCTTGCTCATCAATCGTAGGTAAATTCTCAATTGGGTTTGCAAGCAACCATTTTTGCCATTGTGCTTCTATGTCATCTTTTGGATCAAATGAATACGCCATTATTTTTTCTTCTTCTTATTAAATTCACTAATTCTTTGTGCCTGTATTCTTTGTAGTTCTTGTGTTGTATTGATATCTTTTTCAACAGCCTTTATGGTATTTAATATAGATGCCATTTTTTGTTGGTCTTCTTCTTGCATATTTTTAATAGATAGAATTTGTCTTTGTAATTCATCAAATTGATTTTTTTGTTTTTGTAATTCAAGGTCGTTATTAACCAATGAAGTCATATATGAAAGTGATATCACTAATGAGAATAAAAATAATACTAATACCAATACTGTCTGTTTATTTACCATGTTTTTTTCTTCGTATAATTGTTTTAATAACTTTATCTCGTTTTTGTTTTGCCATTCTTAATGCAACTGGTCCAACATGTTCAACAAATTTAATGCCATTCATATGGTCAAGTTCGTGTTGAAAACATCGAGCTGTTAGTCCTTCCATCTTCACTTCCATCTTTTCACCATTTTCATTATAATATGAAGCCATAATCCATGATGGTCTATCTATTTTAATATATAAAGCAGGATAGGAGAGGCAACCTTCGTATTCTTTTATCATCTCTGCCGATTGGTCAATGATTTTTGGATTAATACAGGCAAACTGAAAATGTTCGGAACCAATAACAAAAACTCTTTCATAAACACCACATTGATTAGCCGAAAGACCTAGTCCGGAATATTTTTTCATGGTCATTTTTAATCGATTAATCAATAGATTCATATTTGGATTAGGCAAAGGTATTTTATATTCGGGTATTTCTTTACTTAACATTGGATGATTATCATTAAACAATTGCAATGGTTCAACCTTTTTTTCTTTTTGAATATTAGCTTCTGTGTCAATGGTAAATATCTGTTCGTTTAATATATCACTCATTTTACTATCCTTGAAAAGTTCTTTATTTTTTCGAATTTAATTACATTGGAAAATTTATCTTGTAAAATATCACCCTTATGTGAGATAACATATAGGTTAACATCTTCAAGCATATGTAATATTTTAATTAGCTCTTCGGTGCCATTTGTATCTAAACTAGAATCAAATATTTCATCAAGTATTAATAGATTTGTATTTGATGAATTCTTTAGCTTAGCTATTGAGCGCCATGTAAGCATTAATGCCATATCTATTCTTTGTTTTTCGCCTTCGGAAAAGTTATTATAGGTAAACTCGTCACGAAATCTTGACTTGATTGTTTCTTTAAATGATTCATCAAGGTTAAAGTTCACAAAGAAATCTAATGATGCCAAATACTTATTCACTAATTTATTAATGATTGGTAGATATTGTTTAATAATCTTCGTTTTAATGCCCGTATCTTTTAATAGACCAGAAGCCACTTCATAGTAGGTCTTCTCATCAATCAGTTCTCTCAATTCATTTTCAGAAGCTTCAAGTTTTTCTTTTAGTTCTTTCAATATCACTTCTTCGCCATCTGATATTTGCTTTGAATCATCAAGGTCTTTAATTTGTTTTTCAATCCGAGTAATATATTTTTTCACTTCGGTAATTGAAGTATTGTGTGTTGCAATTTTAATTTGTAGTTCTTGTATTTGTTTTTGTTTTTCAGATATCTGATTAAGTTTATTCTGCTCTTCAAGTAGTTTGATTTCGAGTTGAGTTAGGCCAACGGTACATTCAGTAACTTTACTATTCAGATTACCAACTTCTTCTTCTTTGAATTGTTTATCAATCGCCTGCCTACATGTTGGACAATTATCATTATGTTCAAAGAAATTAATATCTTTTTTAAACTTGTTTAGATTAGTTTCAATTTGTGCTTCAAGCTGATTAAACTTTTTAACTTTTTGTTCCGTCTCAAGGCGACTTGTTACTTCGGCCTGTAATACCTCAATATCTTTATTGTAAGTAATTGATTCAGATATCAACACATCAACAAATTGTGAATTGTCGGTTATGTCCTGTTCATATTCAGCAATCTTATCATCACTATTTTGTTTTAGCTGTTGAATGTGTTTTTCTTTGATTTCGTGTTGTTGTTGTTTAATGTCGATATCATGTTTTTTTGAGATGGTTAAATCTTTATTATTTGACATCTTTTCTCTAACGATACCATTCATTGTAGAGAATATTTGAATATCAAGAAGGTCTTCAATGATTGCTCGCCTATCAGTATTTGATAACTGCATGAATGGAGTGAATGAAGCCGAACCTAATACAGCTATCTGTGTAAATGATTTATAGTTTAATTTAATAACAAACTTTTCAAGGTATTCTTGATAGTCACGGGAAGCTGCATCTTGATTTATTAGTTCGCCATTGCACCAAATTTCAAAAACATTTGGTTTAATGCCTCGAATAATTTTATATGATTTGTTACCTGTATCAAATTCAATTTCAACCATACATTCTTTTTGATTGATTGAATTAACAAGGTTGGGTTTAACGATTGAACGGAAAGGCTTACCAAAAAGACCAAAGCATAAGGCATCAAGCATCGTAGATTTACCTGAGCCATTCTCACCAACAACAAGTGTATTACTTGTGTTATCTAATTTAATTTCGGTAAAATAATTACCGGTTGAAAGTAGATTCTTCCAACGAACATAACGAAATATAATCATTCAGTAGTTTCTGTGTTTAAAGCTTCAACATAAAGTTCACGCATAAGTGTTTTAAGTTTTTCATTATTTACATTTAAAGTAAGGTTGTCAATATGTTTTGAAAGTATGGTCATTGTATCTTCAGCCTGGTCAATAATTTCTTGGTCAGTATCAAAACTTGTATCAGTAAAATCTTCGACAATAGATATATCTGCTACACCAGCTTTATAAAGGTTATCAATCACATTATCAAATAGATAAGGATTCTGTTTGTTTATAACAATCACTTTCACATATGATTCTTTTAATGTTTCAAAATCATAGGCTTTCCAAAAATCAAAATCTTGAGCACCATCATCATAGTTTAATTTATGGAACATACGATATGGGTTTTGAACAAACTCTAATTCACGGGTATTCAAATCAAATATATGAAAACCTCGTGGGTCATTATAGTCAGCCCAAGTCATTTCAGTAGGAGTGCCAACATAATAGATATGCCCATCGTCTGACTTATGATGGAAATGTCCAGTTATAACCATATCATACTTGTTTAATTTGTTTTTGTCAATACCCCCACGACAAACATTACCACGATCCATTTCAAACCCATCTATTTCAAAATGGCCAAATGATAGTTGTGATTTAGATTCGTTTATTTTCTGGAAGATTTGTTCTTCATTCTCAAGGCATAACCAAGGAATAACATCAACATTAATGCCATCAAAATCAATAGTATCAAAGTCATTAAATACGGTGATGTTATTGTATTCGTTTAGAAGAAGCTGTGATGAATTGACTTCGAGTGTATTCTTAAAAGACACATCGTGGTTACCAAGGATGGTGTAAAACCTAATGTTGTTTTCTTTTAGCTTATCAAAGAAGTATTTACGACACAGATATAGTGAATTAAAATTAATAAACTTTCGTCTATCAAATAAATCACCTAGCTGAAATACGGTATCAATCTTATTTTCAATTAAATAAGGAAAGAATATGTTATCATAAAACTTCTTGATATACTTATGGAATTCCAAAGAATCGCCACGCATACCAAAGTGGGTATCCCCAAGGAGGCAAATTTTCATAAATTAGTGTGTTGCTTGAGTTTCGTTATATTTTTGTTTAAGTGTTTCTATTTCTTTTTTAAGTTCGAGTTTTTGATATTTCATCTTAATAAGGTCCAAATCATTCACAAAATGACTATGATTTTCTTTAATTTGGCTATCTAAAACCAAATGTTCTTCTTCTAAATTTCTAATATGTTTAAACAATTTCTCTTTGTTCATTTAAAACTCCATAGGAATTAGGAAATCTGAATTTTACTTCAGCGCACCCACACATCATAACACATAATAATAATAAAGTCAAGCGTTTCATAGGTAATTATAGGTCTTCAATAAATTGGTCTACTCCTTTTGCCGGTTTATTATCTTTCTTTTTCTTTTTGCTTTCTTCAAAGTTGAATATGAATTCTGATATGTTGGCATACAATTCAAACTGCTTAGCTACACCGTCTGAATCTTCTAACATTTCATGTTCATCTAATATACCGAATTGCTCGGTGGCTTTGTATTTGACATATAGCTGCTTCTTCTCTTTCATAATCCTTCGAAGAAAAGCGTAGTATATGATTTGGGTGAAATATGCAAATGGATTCTTTGATTTAGTTTCATCAAAATTACGGAAATACATAATGCAATTTTCAATGCCATCTGATATCATCTCATCTCGGAAAGAGTATGAAATGAAATTTGGTTTGCGTGATAGATGTTCTGCAATCTTTAGAAAGCATTCACCAACATAATTTGGAATTTGTGGGTCATCTTTTTCTGCTTTCTTTGCCTCAGCACATCTTTCTTTATAGTCCACTAGGGCCTTCAAGAAGTCTGCGTTGTTTACATAATGTTTTGGTTTCTTTTCACTCATAATATATCCTTATTTGCCTTAGTTTTACTTGACTTTGCTCTTGACAAGTGTTATAGTAGCGGTGTGTCGGTTGATAGTAATTGCTTAGCTACCCTATCAGTTAATTCTATTACTCTTTTACGATATTCAAATCCTAACATTCCCATCTTCTTGCCTTCATCATATGGAGGCTTTCGTTTAGTGGACAAATATTGATTAGCAGTAATATCTATAATGTTATTATTTACATCAACTGCCCACCAATGGTATATATTCTCATCATCTAAACCTCGATATAGTTTAATTACTTTAGTTCCAAATATCTTCTGTAAGCATCCTGAAGCTGTATGACAATGCCCAAATAAAGGATTAAATTGATTACGAGTTATCCATTTTTTAGGTAACAAGTCAGGTGTTAAATTCTTATGAATGATTTCACTTACTAATTTTAAATTATCTGGTGTATAATCAAGCATCAATGTAATTTCTTCCTTCTTTGAGCATCTAATTCATTCAATATATTCTTAACCTTAATACCTTCTTGTGGGTCTGGTTCTAATTCTTCAAGAGCTTCATCACGCATATATTGTAATTCTTCTTTTAATGTATTTAATACGACATCATTTTTTGCAACTGCTTCAGCCGCTTGTTCAACCATATTTCCATAATATTCTATCAAGTCATCTTTTGGGTCAGCAAAAGTTAAAATATCATCTTGAGTTATGGTAGCTATATTATCAGATATTACCTCAATTGGCAACCATGGGAGCATCATCATTACCGTACCTTTCATTGTTCTTTTAAATATCAAAGTCATTGGATTATTTAATTGAACCAAATAATCATCTTCTGACATAACACAATCAGAGATTAGGTCTTCACCATTTTGTAAGCGAAGAATTTTTATATTATGAGTTGGTTGGCTTGTCATCTTTAAGGTCTATATTATAGTATTTATAGTTAAACTTTTCATCATCATATATTTTAACACGCTCAATGAAATGTTTTAGGGTGTAATTAGTAAATTTACCTAAACGAAAATCATCAGCGATATCAAATAATATTGCGGCTGATTTATCATCTCCTATTCTTAATCCACGGCCAATAGATTGGAGATTACGAATTCTTGATTTAGAAGGTGAAGCAAATATGATATTATGGAGATTGCGAATATTAACACCCGTTGAAAAAGTGCCATAGGAGGCTACAATGATTGCGTCTTTTTCTTTTTCGGTAATTGCACGAACTGATTCACGAACTTCAACATCAGTTCCGCCAAAGACAAAAAACACCTGCCTATTTTTAGCATGGAGTTTGATATTAGCATATAAGTCCTTACCATGTTTTTCAACAAATTGAAATAAAATAAGTGAATTGCCTTCTAGCGATAAAACTAGATTGCGAATAAAATCATTACGGGTTTGATTGGTCACTATGTAATCAATTTCTTGATTGTAATCCCAATCACGAGCTATCTTACAAATAGGAACAGGATATTTTAGAATCAGGCATTTAATTTTAAAATCTGCCAATTGACCTTTGTCAATTAATTCAGATGTTGAGGTTGCCTTATATACAGGACCAAATAAACCCTCTAGGACTAAACGATGTGTTTGTGTGCCATCCAAAGTACCTGTTGTACCTATTCTGTATTTAGAATTTGAGCAACCTGCAAGGATGGTTGTTAATGATTTAGCTTTGAATTGGTGAGCTTCATCACCCAAAACAAAATCAAATTGTTCAAAGTATTCTCCTGGATTTTTATAGATGGACTGCCAAGTAGTAATGGTTAAAAAATTATTGGTGTGTTTATCTTTACCAGAATACTGACGATGACAATACTTATCAGAATCAAATCCATAAGATTTAAAATCGGTAAACATTTGTTCAACCAATGATGTTGTTGGAACAATAAGAAGACCTTTTTTATAACCAGATTCTTGGAGATAACGAACAATCATATAAAGTATGAGTGATTTACCTGAAGCCGTAGGAGATAATAAAAGAATTCTCTTATTGCGAATTGCATGTATAAATGATTTAAGTTGATAATCACGAACCACATGGGGCAAGTTTAATGTTTTGATAAAGGATTCAGCTTCAACAATTGACAATACTTCAGTCAAGGTAATATCAGAATCTATTTCAATGGAGTATTTTCTTTCTTCACAAAACTTTTGAATATAAGGAACAAGACCATGATATATGGTAAAGGTTCTTAAATCAAAAAGTCTTATACGGCCATCCCAAAGTCTGCTTTTGTAGGCAGGAACAAATTGATATCCTGGAACAAAGAAACAAAAATGATCCGATAGCTCTTGAGCTAAACCCTTTTCACATTCGACTTGAATGAAAGCTTCATTCTTTTTATGTAGTATTAAATCAGACACCTTGAATAAATCTTTCCCAGGCTATAAAGTCCCTTAACTGAAAGGTCCTTGAGTTAAGTTCTTTGAGTATAGCAGAACACACATCAACAATTTCTTCATGCAAAGCTTTCACAGCCATGCGTTTATTAATATCATCATCAGCTTCAATGTAGTTATTCACTTCTGTTTTCAATACATAGGGGAATGGTTCCCATCCATATTGTTTAAGTTGCTCTTCATCAAGCTTACCCGTATAGTATTCCCATTTCAATATTCTCATTTTATTGAGCTTAAAATCAGATTCTTTGGCCAACAAACGATGCCTTGAAAGTATATTTAAGTATTTACTATGGAGTTTTGGAATGTCGAGTAGAGCTTTACCGGGTTCTGTTCTGTCGATATCAGAATCCTTGCGCCACATTTCTAATAATTCTTCAATTTGATTCATAATTTATTATCCTCCTATTAAGAGGATACAACAAAGTCAAGCGTTTGTCAAGCGTTATTTAAAATAATTTTTCAATATCATAATACATATACCGAAATGTAGCATCAGCAGTCACAACTGTATCTGGAGAATCAGTAGCTGACATTACAAAAGTCGATAGGGTGGTAGGAAATACACCATAAAATTTAAATTTATAGTAAGGTGTATTTGCTGATGACAATAATGTAACTGTTGCATCAGAGTATTGTGGTGTTTTAGTTTGCACATGGGTAGTATATTTGTTTAATCTATCTAACTTAGCATACTCCTCAAACTCTTTAGGAAAGGTCATGGCACGAATCCAATCGTGTATTTCAATCCAAGACTTAAGCTCTTCATCTACCAGAAAAGTAATATTCAATAAGTCATAGATGGCTTTTTCACCAGGTACATATATGTCAACAAAGGGTGTCATCTGTGGAACTTCGGACATTGATATTCCAGGCACACTTAATGATTGACAAAAGTATTGCACATTTGGAGACCTAGCAAAGTTTAACTGAAACTTATTAGGCTGTAGGAAATTAGGATTACTTGGGTTTCGATTAGTAGCTGTCATAGATGGTATTTATGCTCAAAAAAAAGAGGACTCTTTTTACGGAGTCCTCTTTCGAGATAGTCAATAAAGACTAATATTACATTAAGTTTTGAATCTTGAATGCTCTGTAATAGTTATTAGAGAGAACATTCAATGCACCAACGCCTTGTGTAGTACCTTCAGCGAATGGGTTAGCAACTAGACCGTAACGAGTTTTGAATCCAATTTT